TCCAGATCCAGATCCAAACCAAGACTTAGACCCCAAAGACGTATGGAAATGGGATCTCAGTGGAGAAAGTGAATACGGACTGGTTGAACCTCCGGTAAATGAACCAAACTACGATCTTTTTGACTCTAATTGGGCAGCACAGTTTGTTGTTTTCGGTCCAGGCGATGGCATGTCTTGCAAGAGTTTGGATTTAGACTGGTGTTCGTGGTCTCCTACAACCCGACCAAAACGAGGTCCAGACACAGATATACATCAAAATTGTCCTGCACAATCTGCAAAACCCACAGAACCTGAGCCGTCTTATCTAGACTTGTATAAGGCCTATCTGGAAACAAACGAATGCGAAAAAATAGAAAAAGTTTTAGGACCTCAATATTTAGGATGTATATGGTCTGATCCCAAGCATCCATGTAGTTGTAATTGTCCAGAACAAGGAGTTTCTTTTGCAGATTATCTGGCAGCAACCAGAACATATGCCACCTTTTGGGATACTCCTCATTATACCCCACTTCATAGAGCAGCACAGGTGGGCCAACTTACAGATAATATTATCAAAATAAATTTAAGCAAAACAACAAGAGATCTTAAGCTGGGAGACATAGTAAATATAATACAAAAAGATAATATTAAATATGAAAATCCACTTAAAAATAGTGGAAACTGGATGGTGGCTTCTATTACTCACCAATTTAGTCCATATGCAGAATCGGGAACAACTGTAACTTTGATCAGAGATACGAATAATATAAATTTCCAATCTTCAGAAATGGGATGGGAACCTATATATTTGAATGACTGGGAAGAAATAAGTTAATGCCATTACTTAATAATCCAAAATACACCGATTTACCTATTTTTTTAACAAAAAATAGATATACCAATGATTTCAATGTAGTGTTAGATAAAAATACAATACGAGCTAGTATAAAAAATATTATTTTAACTAAAAATAGAGAAAGACCATTTAATACATCCTTTGGAACTCGAATTTATGACAGTCTGTTTTCAACAGAAAAATTAGAAATTTTAGAATATGAAATAATAAACCTAATATATCCTGCCATAGTAAAAAACGAACCAAGAGTAGATGCTCAAAGTTTAAAAGTAAGTTTAGAAGAAAAAATAAAAAATCAAAAAAGGAATTTATTTATTACTCTTGGTATGAAATTAATAAATTCAGATGAAACAGTAACAATAATAATAACTCTATGACCCAAACTCCTCCCAATCTGACTAAACTTAACTTCGCTGAAATTAAATCTTCGTTAACTGATTTTTTAAAAAATCAAACTGTTTTTAATGGATTTAATTTTGAAGGAACCGTTATTCAAACAGTTATAGATTTACTGGCTTATAATACGTATTATTATGCCTTCTATTCTAATATGATTGCAAACGAGGCATTTTTAGATACTGCACGACGACCTACTTCCATCATTTCTTTACTGAAGCCATTAGGATATACTGTACCCGGAAAAAAATCAGCCAGTTCTAAACTAATAATTTATACACCAGATCCAGCTTTACAAAGTCTAGATATTCCTAGATACCGACAATTCATAGTTTCGACGTCTGATGGAAATTATTTTACATTTTATAATATTAATCCGGTATCTTTGATCCAAGGAAGAGCTGCAGACGTCACTGTAGTGGAAGCAAAACAAATTGTAATAGAACAAGATATTACTACACAAATAGATTTAACAAAACAAAAATTTTTAATAAATGACAGTGATGTAGATTTATCTACTATACGAATAGAAGTAAAACCACAAAACGTACCATACTGGGAAGAATGGACCAATGTGAATTTTTTTCCAAACAACGACAGTAATATTTTTTTCATAGACAGATTAGATGATACTTTCGTAATAGATTTTGGAAAAGATAACAACCTTGGAAGATCGATAAAAGCAACAGATCAAGTAAGAATAAGTTATTTAATTACAAGTGGTTCTGCAGCAAACGATTTATTTGATTGGACAGATCCTGTTTTTCAAATACAGAATGCTCTGACTACATCCGGTGGATCTGATGGTCCTGATTTAAATTTAATAAGATTTCTTGCACCAAAAGTTTTTTCTGCACAAGAACGTGCAGTAACCAGTTCTGATTATGCTGCATTATTATTGAAATCAGGATACATTACAAATCTAAACGAAATTGCTATATACGGTGGAGATGAAATGATACCGCCTAAGTATGGTAGAGTTTTTGTATCTTTTTCCGGAGGAATAGGAAATCCTAGAGAAATAATAGAATTTCTCAGAGAAAAAAATATGATTACTGTTATTCCGGAATATATTATTCCTCAAACACTCGATGTAACTTTGAATGTTGAAACAATATTTCCCACAACTTTATCTCAAAGAACTAAACAATATTGGAGAACAAAAATACTAGAATCTTTTAGACAAGAATACAGTACATATTCAAATAAATATTCTTTTAATTTGGAGTTTAACTGGGAAGATTGGAGAAATAGTATTTTAGAAAAATTTCCTATAGTACAGAATCTGGAACACATTAATACGACATATGAGTTTACTTTACAAGATAAACCATTAAATACAATAGATCTATACAATACTGTGTCACGCAGTGCAAATCGACGAGATGAAATAATTTCTACTCAGTTTGAATCAATTACTGGACAACAAATACGATTATCCTGGGATGGTTTAAGCTTAATTGCTGTAAATGAGGATGGAGATCCTATTGTTGATTTGCCTGTTGGTCAAATACTACAAAATCGAATTATTCAAATAAAGAAAATATTTAAAGAACATTTGGCCGTTAGATTAAAATTAAAATCTTTCAATCCTAATATTAATAAAATCAGAACAACAATGAGTAAAATGACTCTTAATCTGACATGAGCTTTTTTCCATACATTTCATCGCAAGAACAAAGTAATGATATTCCGCCTGAAGCGATTTTAGCGGAAATATTTGATATATTAATACCAAATGCGAGTAGTGCAAATGATGAAGACAGTACCATATCAGGAACAGAATGTTGTATAACTAATTTTGATATATCCAAGCAAATACCCCTCTGGATTCTTATCGAAAAAGAAGAACGAGGAGGAAATGAACTAACTGTATTTGATTTTGTGCAAAAATATTATGATTGGTTGTATTGTGACTTAGAGTGTGGTGCAGGATCAGGTTATTTGTTAGAAGATAAATTTCTTAGTGTAATAGATATAGAAAAAACTAAAGCAAAATATCTTAAAAGATTATACTCTACATATTTTCCAGAATACGATGATAAAGAACAATTAAAAGACAAAAATGGAAATAATATAACTGCAGTTTCTTTGGGATCTTTTGTTAAATATATAAAAACTAGATTTTATTTGAAAAAAGGAACAGCAGAGGCCCTAAAAATATTTTTTGAAAAAATATTTTCTGTTCCGTCATCAGAACTTTCACTAAAATATCCAAAAAAACAAATACTGAGATTGAATGGAGGTGCATTTCAAGACTCTAGATTTCAATTTAATGCAGTAACTGCAGATCGTTTACTAGATCCAGAAAGTGTTGCCAATGAAATAATCGGATCTAAACTGAATTACAGCAGATTTCAAGACGGAGAAGTTTTTACTGACTATTCGTATATTCTTACTGTAGGAATATCTCAAGAAAATTATAAAGGTCTTTATCTTCGTTCAAATCATCCAGCCGGAACAAACTGTATATTTGAATTAGAAATAAATCAGTTTCAACCGCCTGGTTCCACCGCAATACAAACTCAAATATGTGAGTTTCCTCGATTGCAACAGTATTCACCTTATGTTATGGGAAATACCTATGCAACCGGATTAACTTATACTGAGGGATGTAATTTGAGTGGTGATTTTGGAGGAGTTCCTTCTTATTTTTTTCCAAATTGGGCAAACGAAATGACCGATTATAATTCATTTTTTGATATTCCTATAGAAAACATGTTTAGTTTATGTCGTATAAATAATGGCGTTAATCCAAACAGTCAAATACCAATAGAGTGCCCCTAATGAATAAATTTTTTCTAATAACTGGATATACTGCAGGGGCGACAGGTTCCCAACTGAGTTACAGTCAAGTGTTGCAATCTACAAATTTACAGTTATTTAGTATTCCTACTTCTAATATTAGCTTAGGAATAAATAGAAAAAATTGGATCAGAGGAGGACAATATGTTCCGTATTCCAAATCAAATTCTCAAGAATCTTATGTGTTTCACAACGAAAAGGTGTATTTGTGTATAAGCAATAACGATAAAAATATAAAAAATATATCAAATTCTTCCAGATATGTTCCGATTCATACTTCAGGCATCGTTCAGTATCCAGACGGGTATTCTTGGTTATATTTGTACAAAATTACAGCAAATGTACAGAATATGGTCAACAGTAATACGATTCCTGCTCCAAGTACATACGGTCTAAAAAATTTAGTAATAAACAGAGAAACAGATGATATCGATTGCGGACTAACTGCAGGAATAACTGGAACGTGTGCAATTTATTTAATGAATTCTGATAAAACTTCTGCAAGTCTGATACATCAAACTGGATTGTCTTGTTCTATTTGTTTGAATATTGCAGAAGAGACAACAAAGACTGATTTATTAACAACAATTTTTTATTCGACTGGAGTTACACCAGACGGAACAATACTGATAAAATCTACTCAAGATTTTTTAGAAAATTATATAACAGGAAAAAAAATAGATTCTGATTTAAATTTTGAGGCACAATGTTATGAAATTGGAAAATCTTCTGGTCTTTCAGCGGGTGCAATATTGTCTGCTCAAATAAGTCTGACACAAATAGAAGGAGTGTCTTCTGAATATTTGTTATTAACTAATTCAGAACTTCCTATAACAATTCCCGGAGGAACTGATGCCAGTGCATCTTTTATTACTACACCAATCAGTAATAAAAATAAAATCATAGGAATACGCTTGACTGGTTCTGGATACGGATATGTACCAGAACAACTACGAGTTAGTTTAACTGGTATATCGGATTCAACAAAAAGAACAACAATAGAAAATGCAATTCATTTAACTGGAACATCACCATCATTAACTTTCACTAATCTGAATTCTATTTTTGATGCAGCTTCTATAAATTCAATAGGTACCGATAGTGTTATTCGAATAGTAAACGCACAGATAGACTCACATTCTCCCAACACCAATTTTTACGGATTGGTAGAAGCAGATTCGTTTACCCCGGAAACAATAGCCGAATTGTGTCCTACTAGTTTAAAAATATATCCGTATTCTACTAGTGGTCTTACATTTGGTAGAGAATATTTAAATCTAATATTTAATAAACCCGTAAGTCAAACTGAAATACTAATGAGATAAATACAAATATGGAAAAATCGCCCTTCTCAATCAATACACCACTTTCATCATTTCCGTATAATTCCAGAACGGGTGTAAACGAATTTGATCCCAACA